GCCTGATGCGATAGGGCAACCATTCGCCGTCGAAGCGCAGAATCCTATCCTTGTGGATCTTTTGCAACTGCGGCTGTTGAATGAGATCACCTGAGATGATTTGGTAGTACGTCGCTTTGGAGTAGTCGTATAGGTTTTCCTCGCTGATAACTGGCGCAATCTGCCAGCGATCAAGCACTTCCATCCCTTCAATGGCGCGAATGTTGCGCTTGTCTACTGGTTGATCCGCCTCTCGCCCATCGTCAATGTAGAGCAGAATCACCGAGCCGCCATACAGCCTGGCGTTCTTGCTGGCAAGCATAAAATGCTCCAGGATGTAGAGGTCTTCAATGATTTGCTCAATGCCTGCTACTTCTTCTGCTTTTGCACCATCACCACCAAACAACACTTTGTAGCCTTTGCGCGTAGATTGCTCTGCTACTACGTCGATGACGCGCCTGCATATCCACTCTCCATAGAGATTTTCTAGTTCCTCCTGTGCGAGGAATACAATGGGTTGAGTGGTGGTGTGACGGCTTTTATCTCGGCTCGTCCCCATCCCAGTTAGGACGTTTGCCAACGAATCGGCCCTGAGCCCGTTTTCCGTGGCGTGTCCAAGATCAACTACGTCGTCTGCCATTGCGTTCCCGTGGCTAGTCTCCCCATTCTAATAGTGGTTATCATGGCGACGATACCCATGCTTTTATGGCCCCCACTCCCATTCTTTTCACATTCACTGACGAAGAGCGGCAACTAGCGATGGCGGAAGGTCGTCGCAGGCAAGCTGTGAATGAAGCAAAAGGGCTGAGAGGTAGGAACAAGGGGCCACGATTTGGCGATGAAGCATTGAAAGTGCATTTGCTTGGTGCGGCAGGGGAAGTCGCAGTGGCCTCTTTCTTAGGGCTAAAGCATGAGCTGTTTAAGGAAACTGAGGCAAAGCGCGGCAGTGAGGACCTGCCAGGGATAGATGTCAAAACCCGGTCGAAAAGTTATTACGATTTGATTGTGCAAAAGGGAGAATGCCCTGAGCGAAAGTTTGTACTTGTGACCATTGATAGCGGCGAGACACTGCTTCATGGTTGGTGCTATGGGCATGAGGCTATGCAGGACAAATTCTGGGCTGACCCTGCAAGAGGGCGGCCAGCGTATTTTGCAGGGCAATCGTTTCTTCGTCCCATGGAAAGTTTGAAATGACACTTTCTTGCAGCGACTTTGCTAAGCACGCGCTCGGCGTAGAGTTGTGGCCAAAGCAGAAAGAGATTCTCAACAACCTGTTCGAGAGCAAAATCAATCACGCCATTTGGGTGCTGGGCAGGCGCAGCGGAAAAACATTCATGGCCGCAGTTGCGGCGGTTTATATGTGCTTTGTTCAGGACGATTACTTCATTAAAAAGGTGAGAAAAGGGGAGAAATGGTATATCGTAACTGTGGCAAATGATCTTGGTCAGTCTAAAATTGCTCTTGATAACATTAGGCAGTTGATATTAAACAGCCCATTTGCCCAAGAGATCGAAAGAGAGACAAGTTTAGAAATTGAAATAAAAAATGGCTGCGTTTTTCAGGCTATTCCCGCATCGGCTCGCGCATCTCGCGGTAAAGCAGTCGTAGCGATTCTACAGGATGAGTTGGCGTTTTCTATTGAAGGAGATGCGAATAGAGGTGCAGAAGCTATGTACACAGCTTTGGCTCCTTCCATTGCTCAGTTTGGCAAATACGGGAAGATTATTGAGCTTTCTTCTCCCTATTTGACATCAGGCTTGTTTTACGAACACTTCAAGCAGGCCCAAAGTGGCCAATTTCCTGGCATGGAGGCGCGTCAAGTTCCCACTTGGGAGGTGAATATCCACTTGAAGTGGGGCTGTGACTTCCTTGAAAACGCACGAAGGAAAGACGAAGAATCGTTCTGGGTGGAGTTTGGCGCTCAGTTCCGTTCAAGTAACTCAGTACTACTTGCCCCAGAGATTGTTGATGTGGCAGTCAACAAAGACAGAACCATCCTTCCTCCAAAGATTGAATACAAGGGCACTTATGTACTGGCGCTAGACCCTGCTCGCGGTGGCGTTGGCCGAGACGACTACACGGCCTGCGTTGTTCATTACGAAGGAGAACGACTGGTAATCGACAAGTTCTATGCGTTTGATGCGGACTTTGACATCGGCGGAAAGAAAGAAGTGAGCATTGCCAAGGTGGAAGAATGGATCAAGGAACACCATCGCATTTATGAGTTTGAAAGCATTGTGCTTGACCAGTTTAATAGCTCTGCATTGATACAATCGCTTGCAAAAGATTATCCAATCTCGGAACTTGCATGGAGTGTTTCTACAAAAATGCGTGCTTTTAGCAAGACCAAAGAGTTATTCAATGCCGGACTGATCGAACTTTATCCTCACAAAAAGGCTATCTGGCAGCTCAAAAACTTAAGCGTTATCTACAGGACGAGCGGCCAGTGGAATGTAACAGGTGGCAAAGAGAGTGGCATTGATGATTATGCCTTCGCCCTCGCAGGAGCCGTGCTGGAAGCATCTAAAGACTCGGACATCGACTGGCTAAACTCGCTTATCCGATAACTCCCGCTACAATTTTCACAAATGCGCCTTTTTCGCTTTTCCTGAAAATCGCAATGAACATCTCCCTGTCCATAAAGGAAACCACATTCCTCGTTGCATTGCTAGAAGCGGACAGGCAGACTGCCTTGCAACTCTTGGCTGCAGAGCACTTTTACAAGCCAGAATTGCTACCGAAACTGCGCAAGCTAGAACGAACGCTAAAGAAAGCGGAAGGCTGATGGTCAAGCTTTGTTTTTCCCGGTGCGGCATTTGTCGGGAAATCGTTGTGCCTTTTGTAGAGGCCAGGCGTGTAAACAGAAGGCTATGGGAAGAGGGCGCAGCAGTGTTCTGGAGCAAAAGGCTGTGATATGCTGACGAGGCTTCCTGCAGGAGCCCGTTGGCCAACGGTTAAGGGATTCCGTTCCCCAGTATCAAGAGGGAGCAGGGCCAACCCTGCTTTAATCGTCGTACAAAGAGGCTTGAAGAACCTCTCGACACCCTTTTGCTCTGCTGTTCTCGTTCGCTATTCGCAAACAGCGAACTGCCTTATTGCCTTTCCTGCTCTATCAACCAGTCTTTCAACTCCGCAACGTAGGCCCTGAGCGCAGCAGCTTTCTGCTCATGCCACGTAAGTCCAGTTTGTAAGTACAAGGCAGTGTGATTGTCAATGGCACGAAGGCATTGATGAATGCAGGCGTTCCATGGCTCCCTAGTGGGAGTGTTGAAAGTGCGCCTTTCGGAAGTCACTGCCCAAAGTAAGCCCTGATCTTCTCCAATGGTACAGGGGTGAAATCGTTGCGCTCCAGGCAGCTATTAAAAAACCGCCTGTCTACTTGCCCATCGTCCGTGTAAACCAAATGGCTATGCAAGTGGCCATGTACGTTGCCGACGTAACGCCCAGACAGGTTGCACGGATGCACGGGAATATGCGTATAGATCAAGCCTTCACGAAAGAATGCTCCGCGAATGTCGTGGAAATACGGCAAGTAGTCCTGAAGACGGTAAATGTCGTGATTACCGCGCACCAATACCTTGCTCCCATTGAACCGATCTAGGAGCTTTAGCGCTGAACGAGGGATTGCCACGTCGCCCAAGATGTAAATGCGATCCTTTGTGTTGACCATTTTGTTCCAGCGATCAATCAAGGTTTCGTGCATTTCTTCAAGTGAAGAAAACGGGCGCACCGAAGATCCATCAGGATTGATAAACTCAAGAATCTTGGAATGGCCTAGATGAAGGTCTGATGTGACAAAAGCGCTCATGGGTTGCGAGGTGGTGGGTTGGGCATGCCTTGCTGCGAAAGTGGCTGATAGCCGGAGCGCCGGAGCTTAAGCGGCGGCGGCCCGCTCGGCCTCTTGGTGTTTTCGTGGTTGAAGCTGCGGCGCCAGTCAGGATCTTGGTCACGAGGAAGAGGTTTGCCGAGGATTCGCCCCCAGAACATGCCAACGCCTAGTCCAATAGCAAATCCAGAGAAGTAAGACGAAACGCTCATGACAGTTTGCTAGAAAACTTGTAACGGCCTCCGTTCATGCGTTTAATGAACTCTCGGCTAGGAATGAAGGATGGCACCACATGCGCGGGCACTTTAATGATGCGTCTTGTGACGGGCAGTTCGTACTGCCTTGGTTGATGAAGGCGAGGAATGAACGAGCCAAAGCCAGGAAGGCTCACGCGATGCTCTTTTGCCATCATCGCCTCAACAATCACTTCAAAGAACGTGTCAGTGATCAGGATGGCACGATGGTAGGGAATGTCGCATCTTGCAGCGACGAGACTAGCCACTCTTGTCCTGTTCATCGCTCGCTCTCCCACACCA